TGATACCAGCACTAACGACCACAATGGCTATGACAGAATTGCTCATTACCGCCTCCCATTCGCCCAGTCTTTGATCCGTGATCGGAACACAACAAATAGCCCGACAGCCATGACGGCACTCAGGATGACAACCAAGATTTGAGCCTGTCCGTCAAGCTGAGATAGAGCAGCCACACCAGTGCCGACAGCACCGACAGTGGTAGTGGCTGCGCCTTGGATAGTCTTTGACCCTGTGATGTCTCGCGGGGTCTTCTTAGCGTACCACGGCTTCACTTGGAAGCAAGGACAAGCCTTGTTGGCTACTTCGTTGTGGCCGATAACGGCTAGCTTGCGACCAGCTTCTGTTTGAATTTCATCAATCTTCTGACGTAGCTTCGCCATCTGGGCAGGGGTATAATGGTCACGTGGCAAGTCGTTTGCATCGCCTCCGTAACCACCGCAAAGCGCTATGTGGATCGTGTTCTTGTTCCAGCCTCGTGCGCCAGCGCCTGTCTCTTCCCACACGTCGCCATCAAGGTCACGGTCACGACCATTAGCCCAGCGACCGCCAGCGTCAATGATGCCAGCGTAGGCAACGTCGGACCAGCCATTGTCGTGAATGTGCCACTTGCGCACTTCCTCGACAGCGCCTTTCGCGTCGTTGTGGTACTTCCAGTTCGGCTTGGTAGCCAGCGTGTGGACCATGATCGTGGTCTTGTGATCAGGAATTGGCATCGTACTTCCTCGCTTTATAGTTGCCCCACTGAACGATTGCTTCGCGGGCAAACCGCTCAACCAGCAGGATGATTACCACCAGCAGCGGGACTGTTTCATACATAGCCCACTCAGCAAGATCGCCCAGTAGCCCGTAAATGTTCTCGTCGGCGTAGTTTTCTACTTCATCTGGTTCATTCATTGATCGGCCCTAACCTGACTAATACTTCCCTGAGCAGGTCGTTGTTGATCTTGGCTTCTGCGCGTAGGATTTTCAGTTGATCTTGTACTACTCCGTTTAGAATATCGACCCGTGACAGCGTGGTCTCTACACTGTTGATGCGGTCCCATTGGCGCAACTGTTCAGCAGCTACCTCTGTGTTGCGGTCATCCACATCGCCTTGAATTTCTTGCGTGGTTGAAGCTAGTAAACCAAGCTGGGTTGTTATCTTAGACGCCCACCAGATAGCAGTTCCAGACTGGACGCCCAAAAAGATCGCTAGAGTAACGATGGTTCCGAGATTTAGGTCACGATTAACAGTCATATTCTTTCCTACTTCCCCTAAGTGAGGGTATTATACCTTGCGGCGTGTCTGAGGCACATGCCGATGTGGCTGCATATGCAGTGGAGACCCGCCGAAGCGAATATGGCGTTTGTCAGTGTCAACAGAGCTTCCTAAAGCGTCCATCATCAAGGCATCGTATTGCTGCACACGGTCGTCTTCACGTAGGAAGATAGCTGCGTGCTTAAACACGGCGTAGACATAGAGGTCCAGATAGTCAGCCTCTAGCCACGATGCGTCAGTGCCCGCAAAATCAGGGATTGCAGTACGATAAGAAATCTGCAACGATCCTGCGTCTGCGGCGCTAAACGGCCCAACAAGGTATAAAGTGGACGCGGTAGCAGAGCGTTCCGCGTAGTAGTATGGCTCAATGTACGCACTGTTTGAGGCTGTGCGCATGTCGTAGATGTTACTGAGCGTGGTGTTCGTCATAACACCATTGCCGCGTTGCCGCTCTACCTGCAAGTTAGACAAGGAGATCATCTGGTAGAAGTCCGCTGGCAACACAAAGTCCTCGACCTCAGGAGCGATAGTCGCGGTGACCTCACGGCGCTGAATGTCGAGTTTGCGATTAAGCTCACTGTCCGCCATGCGGATCAGCTTGTCTAGATTGTTAGCTAGATCAGTGTCGTTCTGCCGCCATAGCATGTCGGTCAGGTACGTCTTGAACTGTGCGTATGTCTGTGCCATCAGTGACCGAACCTAAATCCACGATATTCGTTATCGTTCTGAATACGTTTCTTTGCGAACTGAGCAAACTCTTTGGTCCCGACTTTGAGACCAGTTTCCTTGCTCCAATTTGCTGCTGTTATAGGGTCAATCGCGCCGATCATTTTGGCACCAGCCATCTTGTCGTTACGCTTGTGTCCAATGATGTCTGCATAGTCCTTCATCGCGTCGATGACAGGAGATGCGTCAACACTACGAGTTATGTGGACGCGACCATCCGCGTCCACAGTAGTTGTTTCTTTGGTCTTGCTGTAGAACCTACGGTGGCACTCAGCCAGTAACTCGTTTTCTGCGAGAGTTAATGGGACGCCGTGATGGCGCTTCTGCTTTACCAGCTCCAGCGTCATTTTCAGCATCGTCGCCTGCTTTGCTTCCGTCATCCGTGACAACGCCAGCAGCGGGCTTAGCGTCGATGGGTCCACCGTCGTCCTGCGCTCCATCTGGGCTTGCGTTAGCCCCTGTGTCTGGCTCTTTGTCATTGAACAGGTCATCCATTGTAACTTTGATGTAGCCCAGCGCATGGTAGCGTTCAGCCAGCGTCTTGTCCAACTTGCAGATTTCTCCGCGATAGATATAGTTGTTTTCGCTGTCCTTGAGTTTCGGGGTGCGCACGACTTCAAAAGATTGTAGTTTAGCCATCTAGGTTTCTCCTGTCGATGGTTGTTGCGGTTATAGGCTCCCCCTCATTGAGGGGAAGCCCGTTAGCTTAGGTGAGCAAGTTTGTTGTGTCACGAATGACACCGTGGGCTTTCTCGTTGTCGATCTGGAGGCCGTACTCACACCAGATCAGTGTGCGCATGGAGTGACCAGTCTCTGCAAGTGGCTTCTGCTGTACCTCGTCAAGGTAGTTGATCGCAGCGTACTCAGGGTCGAGCACAAACACGTTGTAGTTATTGTCGGCACCACCAGCGTTGTTGGTCGGCTGGAAGCGGTTCGGAACGATGGTCATTTCGCCAAAGTCGCTGTCATAGAAGTCAATTGAGTTGATGACTTTCTTATCCACAGTGTCTTTGTAGCGTGTCGCGTTGCCTGTGAAGGCAGTTGACATGCGGCGCTTGTTGCCAGCGTTGACCATGATCATGGTCGGGTTGCCACCTTCCTGCCAGATGTCTTCGATCAACTGGTTAAGGTCTGCCTCAGCGAACACGACAGGGGTAGTACCCACAGTCGCAGCAGCGTTAGGGAAGCCCTCAGTTGTGCCAGACAACGTAGGGTCCGCGCCGCCAGCTTCGAAGATAGTGTTCGAAGAAAGCCACGCTGGTAGACCAGCAGTTGTACGAGCGTTGCCAGAAGAACCAGCAGCAGCGGCGACGTTGGAGAGCAGCATGACTTCTTTGTCGCGCTTCATCTCTTTCATCTTGATGACGACCTGCTCAGACAGGCGCTGTACGTTAGCAGCAGCAGCGTCAACAGCCTGCGCAGTGTGCGAGACCTCTGCAACTTTGTCCGAAATCTGCGTGTAGTTCGAGAACCGCAGAGCCAAGGTTGGTGCGTCATTTCCAGGAGCGCTCTCGCCTTCTGCGACACGGTTGGCGCTATTAGTAGCGGCCAGCTCGACTACGGGCCACTCGAACAGGGTGTTCGTGCAGCTTTCGGTGCGCAGCGCCATTTGCAACGGTGTTTCTTCGGGAGAAATCATCGTGTACTGTTCTTGGAGGTCTTCACGGATGACATTGTTGTCATATGTCTCCGAGGTGTTTGCAGTAACAGCCATTTTACTAGCCTTTCTTAATCAGGGTTTTTGCGATGTCTTTGATACTGCCCGATGATCGGGCCTTATCCACCGCTTGTTTCTGAGCGTCAGCTTGCTTACGTGCCTTAGCTTTCAAAGCCGTCGCGCCTGAACGCAACTTACGAGGACGCTTTGCAGCTTGACCATCAAGGTTTTTCACAGTGTTTGCTTTCCTAACACTTGGGTCACGAGCTTCTTGAAACTTAGCTAGATCATACACCATTCGGTACAAACGGTGATCACTAGCGACTTGAATTTCCTCAGGCGAGTAGCCGTATGTCTCCACCGCTAACTTAGACATTTTCTGCAAGAGCCGTGGCCCTGCTTCTTTGTCGTTTAGCTCTGGTATGGCCTGAACAAGAGCAGTGGTTTGCTGCTCTCGATAATTCTGAATATCTTCATTAAGCGCTTCTTGTTGCTCTTTTACAAGGCGGCTAACCGCCTGTCTGCCTGCATTTACTCGCTCTTGATCTGCTTCGTAGGCGTCGATCTGTTGCAAATAACGCTTTGGGTCCGATTGCCGCAATGCGGCGGCTGGCTTCTGAACGGTAGGTTGAAAGACAATGCTCTCTAGCCCTTGAACCGTCTTCATAAGGTTGTTGTGAGCTACACTAAATTGCTCTAAAAGCATCGTGTGATCCGCTTGCACTTGCTTACGGGTCTCAGTAGCTTCTTTTAGGCGCTTTTCAATCGCGCCCTCTCCTGACAAGGCTTTCTTGGCGTCGGCAATGCTGCGTAGAACAATTTCACCGTCGATTTTGACTTCAATCTGATCATCGTCATTGACTTGAAAGAAGCCATCTTCGTCGGCTTGTCCGTCGGCGTCGTCATCGCTTGCTTCTACTTCCTCGTCTTCTCCTTCTTCCGAAGTTTCGTTTTCGGCAAGGACTTCCTCACCGTACTCTTCGCCATCGTCTTCAAGCTCAGGTTCAAGCTCGTCGGCCAACTCGTCAGCGCCGTTATCGTTACCCTCATCGAGGGGAAGTTCTTCATGCTGAGAACGTGGTCCACGCTCTTCGGCTTTCGGCTTATTCTGCACTGCTGGCTCTTCTGCTGGTACGCGTAAAAGGGCAGCAATTTCGTGCAGTGATTTAGCGGTCTGTTGTTCGGCCATAGGTTTTGATCCTGTTATATAGCTCGTCGGCTAACACGTAGCGTTGATGGGCTTCGCAGATTTGCTCTGGTGTAGCGTCGATCTGCTTAAAGTCTTGAATACACTCATTTTTAAGGAATGTCAAGGCAAATTTAAAATCGTCATTCCGCAGCAATCTGTGGCTTGCTGCCTCCATCTGTTTTTGTTCCTGCTGGCTTATCATTAGCGGCTTGCTTTCTCTCTATGAGGGTGTTTAGCCGCAGCTCACCAGCTTCTCTAAGCTGGATCATGCGGTCCTGCACCATCTGGTCACGTTTAATGTCAAGCTCTTCGGCATCCTTAGTTGCCTTGTACTGCAACTCAAGCTCTTTCTTCCGAGTATCTGACATGATTTCAAGCTCTTTGAGCTTGCCTTTGCCCTGCTCGATTTGCAGCAGTGCAGTTGTTGGGTCTGGTGGTGCGTTCTCTTGAGCCATTCTAGCCGCCTCTGCTTCCGCTTTCTGGCGCTTATCCGTTAGCTTAGCTTCCATAGCAGGAGTGATCAGGCTAAAGTAGCGACCAGCATCTCTCAGACCACCGAGTTCAATGAGGTCTTCCAAGGTGTTATACAACTGGGCAAGGTTGACGAACGGGTTATCCATTCCCATTGTCTGGATGATTTGCTCTTGCTTTTGCAGGACGAAGGATAGCGTTGCTGTCTTTTGTTCATGGCTAGCCGTACCAAGTCCAACATTAGGCTCACACGCCAAGTCAGGATCGAACATGGTAATATCCATAGGTACAACTTCACCCTTAGTCCTCACTATCTGGATGCGGTCCAAATGACGTATGGACAGGCGCATGATCTTCTTAAAGACACCCATTAAGCCAGTTTCGACAATGTTCCGAACCATTAGTTCAGTCTGTCCTTGGCTCATCTGGATCGTGTTCATAACCGCGTTCTTGTCGGTAGACTGCAAAGAATCAGGGTCCAAGCCAGTAGCAGCCTTGGTGATACCTACGCGGGTCTCAGCATCGCTCTCCAAATATTCCAGAAACGGGATAAGTGCCCCGCCCGTAAACGGAATGTCGATGACTTGGATAGCTGGGGTGCCGCGCGTCTTAATTGGTGCGCCCGTCGCGTTGTTCATCATGTCGTTAAAATCGGTGTTATTCGGGTCTGACGCCATTCGCGGGTTGTTCGCCATGTGCGCATTGTCAATGACAGCACGCAAAATAGACGTTTCGTTGTCCTGCATCTCTATCGTAATGTCAGCCAGAGAGCGCCCGATGACGGTGTACGGCATCGGATCAACCTGTATCAGGTCGATGCAATACTCTTCAATCTCGTAGTGGTCAATGTATTGATAGTTGGTGCCGCCTAAGTAGAAGCAATAGCGCTTCTCTTGGCCGTCGCCATCTAGGTCAAACTTGCAATAGACCTCAGTGAGTAGGATTTCTTTTTGCGTCAGGTCGTCACTGTCTTTGTCGGAGTTATCAACAGCATAACCACGCCGTGAGCGCGATTGCTGGCTACCATTCTTGCTCTCTGGGTCGGTCCCAGTAAGTTCCCCCCAGTTAGGGTATTCTAGACCCATAGCGATGGCGTCACCGACCTTGATAGACCTGTGGTGGCCGTGGACCTTAGCGTCTTCGAGAGATGTGGCGTTGCGTGACACGAAAAACTCGTACACGGGGAAGTCTTCCATCATCAGCGTGCCGTTGCGTTCGTACTTATAGCCCTCAACATCAAACAGATCGTCAAACTTATCGTTATCTTCAACCTCAGTGACTTCCAGATCGGGAGCACCTTTGAAGTTTTCCACTTCCTCAGCAGTAAGCCCTGTAAACTTGAAATAGGACGGCATAGGGTCTTC